TTTTTCCCGCTAAATGCACGTTGATAAAATGTACCAGTATTGGTTGCAGGTAGTATGGTATCAGCATCCTCATCAACTATAATAGTGACTTCACCACCATTTGTAGTTGGTTGAAATGCACGATAATGTACATCTAATTTTGTGATTCTAAACTTTTCAAATACTTGCGCTATTTGCACTAATTCTTGGTTGCCAGTTATAAATGGATTTAGTAATCCACTAAGCCTTATCTCCGGGCCTGTCGTCTGTGATGCACCGGCGGCCTTGCCCCATAAGAACGATACATCGAGGATGCATCCATCTCTGGTTTGTTGCCGTCGCGATATCTTCGGACGCATGCCTGTAGCATAAGTAACAGGAGGATTAACCAATGTAGCATTATTCTTTTTCTTTCGTCGCGTTCGTTGTTTACGAATATTGCTATTACTTGACAAAACCACTTCACACGAATCTTGTGGATTTTTATTGTTATTTCTTTTAGTTTGTTGCACAGCTGCAATTCTTAAATTCTTATTCATTTTTTGATAAAGGGTGATTTTATCAACTGGATTATGTCGATTACCAGTTATACCTCGGCCTAATGCCTGCAATCCAACAGTAATCCCAGCTAACAAGCTCTTCCGATCAAATCTCATGTTTTTGTATGCAAACTCCATATCAGCAGTTAACAGATCTCCGCCTAAAGCATAACTACGATCATGTCTAAAACATGAGTCATCTAGTTTATCTATAGGATTCGGCCCCGTCGACACACTGACTTGTCGTTTACCGGCTGACCAACCTGGTCCACACCATTTACCGTGGTACGCAAAGCTCATCGATAATAGTATTATAAAGTGGGAGATTACTATTATCAAGAGGGTTCCAAGGTAACACCATATTATCGTACAATTCCTCCAACGCAATTTGTTCATCTGGTGTTATACCCCAAGCTATGTATACATCAACACGTGATTCATCTGTAGGAGATTCAAACCTACTAACCATATTTTTCGCCATCATTCTCATACCACATTCTAACTGCGGACTGTCTTTCATGTCGCTGGACACCCCTTGCCTAACGTACATACGGTAAAATGCTTGTAAAATTGGTATTCCACTTGTTATTGCTGCCCCACACTCACCTACTGCGCCCAACCACTTCCTAAGTACAATTTCCCTATCTAAAGGTATTATGCTCATAGTGTCTTTCGCTAACGCTGTAGCAATGTTTCGGACCATAATCCATCCTTCACTGTTTCTTATTGGTCGCATTTGACAAAACTCAATTTTTTGGAATTCATACACTGGTAATTCGACTGTCATCCTAAATCCCATTTCTAAGAACCATTCTTTTAGTCCTCGACAGAATTTCTTCAAGTCTTTGCTTTCCATGAACACCACACA